AACCGCAGCAACCAACCACTCAAGGGGCGCAGACGCTGTGATCCCGGTCGCTCCCCGCTTCACCGTCACGCAGAACGGGACGACGCTTACCGTCTACCATGCCGACGCTGGGCAGGGGCTACCGCGCCATGAGCACCTGTACTCTCATCTAACCATCTGCACCGCCGGGCGTTGCGTTGTCCGCAAGGAAGGCCGTCAGTTGGAGATGACCAAAGACACCCAGCCCGTGAACCTTGTGGGCAGCGAATGGCATGAGATTGAAGCGCTTGAAAACGGCACGGTTTTCGTGAATGTCTTTGCCTCTGTCTAATCATGATCGACCCAATCACCGCATTTGCCACTGCGCAAGCTGCGGTGGCGGGCATCCAGAAAGCGCTCAAGCTGGGAAAGGACATTACCGGCTGCATCAAGGAGTTCTCGGCGCTTTTTGAATCAGCCGACGTTATCAACAAGGCAGCGAACGATGCCAACGCTGGGAAGTCCGATGCGGCGCAGGCGATGGAGATCGTCATGCAGCAAAACAAGCTGCGTGAGGACATGGAGCATTTAAAGCATCAATTGGTCTACGGAGGTTACCCAGAGTTGTGGACCCTCTTTCTCCAGAAGCACATGGAGATTCAAAGGGCTAGGAAGAAGAGGGAAGCAGAGGAGAAGGCGGCGAAGCTAAAGCGTAGGCAAGAGCAGGCGATGTTTGTCCTGTACACCTGCATCACCGTTGGGTTTGTTGCTTTCCTCATCGGCTTCGTTTACATCATCATGCAGGTATGAGTGAAGAGAAGATCAACCACAACAGCCTGATCGACAAGGTCCTCGGGTATGTGGACTCTCCGTTTAAATTGTTTGCCATCGTGCTGATGGCTGTCTTCGCGTTCACTGGATACTTTGTCTGGCAGAACCAAGAGTTTCTGATCGGTGCGTACAAGGAGCAGAAGAAGCTGCCCACGATTGCCGAGGACCGGGTAGAGGACGTGGCCGCGCATCTGTTTAAAAACACAGGTGCCGTGGTGGTAGCGATCTTTAAAGTGAACCCGATCTTTGGAACTCGTGTCCTGTACCGGGCCTACACCAAAGACGGGCGAGATAAGACGCATGAGGGGCTAGATGTTGGCCTGTTCACCCCCAACGCCGCTAACAATCGGGATGTAGTGGCACTCATGGCAGGAGAGATTCCGTGTGGCGCGTACAAAACCGCGCAGTCTGAGATCGGGCTGTGGTATATCGAAAAGGGCGTCGTCTACGGCTGCCGAGTCAGCGTCCCGCCCGAGCAGGGTAAATTTATAGGCCAGATCACGGTAGGCTGGAAAGAGGAGCCACCGGATGTAGATGCGTACAGGGTTCTTTTGCAGATCGCAGCAACCATGTTATCTAGGAGCAAACAGTAATGGAATGGCTTAAACAAATCGCCCCCACTATCGCTACAGCGATGGGTGGCCCCTTGGCCGGTATGGCCGTCTCTGCAATCTCCAAGGCTATTGGCGTGGAGCCGGAGAAGGTCGGAGACATGATCTCCAACAACAAACTGACCGCCGAGCAGATCGCGCAGGTCAAGATAGCTGAGATTGAGCTTCAGAAACAGGCGCAAGAGCTTGGCCTGAACTTTGAAAAGCTGTCGGTAGAAGACCGCAAATCCGCTCGGGAGATGCAGGCTACGACCCGCTCTATCGTGCCCCCGGCGCTGGCTGCGATTGTCACCGTCGGGTTCTTTGGCATCCTTGTGATGATGCTGCTGGGCAAAGTGGACTCCAACAACCCCGCCATCCTGATGATGCTGGGCTCCCTCGGCACCGCATGGACGGGCATCATTGCATACTACTTTGGCTCCAGCGCAGGCTCCCAAGCCAAGACCGATCTTCTCTCTAAGGCACCAGCAATCAAATGAAAGAAAACTTCGACTCCGCTCTTGAAGCCATCCTCCACCACGAGGGTGGGTATGTAAATCATCCGGCTGACCCCGGCGGCATGACCAATCTGGGCGTCACCAAGCGCGTCTGGGAAGAATGGGTCGGCCACGAGGTGGACGAGAAGACCATGCGGGCGCTGACCCCTGAGATTGTTGGCCCCATGTACAAGGCCAAGTACTGGGACAAGATCAAGGGCGACGATCTCCCTGCCGGGGTGGACTACATCGTGTTTGATGCCGCTATTAACTCTGGCCCGGGCCGGGCGGCTAAGTGGCTACAGCAAACCGTGGGGGCGATTCCAGACGGGATGATTGGCCCCGGAACGCTGGGTAAAGTGGCGGCTATGCCTGCGGACGATATTGTGGAAAAATACCAGCAAACCCGCTTGGAGTTTCTGCGGTCCCTGTCAACTTGGAACACCTTTGGTAAGGGGTGGGGTCGCCGGGTCCAAGAGGTCCAAGTCACTGCCGCCAAGATGACCGAGTCTGAGGCGTAAGGACGCACCCATGCCGCTCCAAAAAATCCTTCTCAAGCCCGGTGTAAACCGAGAAAACACCCGCTACACCAATGAAGGCGGTTGGTACTCGTGCGACAAGGTGCGGTTTCGTCAGGGTACGCCCGAGAAGGTTGGCGGCTGGGAGCAGATTTCTGCCTACACATTTGAGGGCATATGCCGGTCCTTGTGGACATGGTCGTTAATCAGCAACCCATCGGTGGTGACGGGGGTCGGCACAAACCTCAAGTTCTACATTGAACAGGGTGGCGCTTACAACGACATCACCCCCATCCGGGCAAACTCCGGGGCGCTTAGCAACCCCTTTGCAGCCACCACAAGTTCTACAACCGTCACCGTCACGGACACGGCACACGGCTGCACCACAGGGGACTTTGTTACCTTCGCCGGTGCGTTGGGTCTTAGTTATCAGACGTTTACACGCTCCACGGCTACGCAGTTTATTTTGACTTCCGCACTGGCTACCAACACGCCGGTGGTTTTGTCCGTCTCTTCTGGTGGCTCTCTACCGGCGGGGTTGACCGCCGGAGTGGTGTATTACATCCTTGTGGTGTCTGGCACCACAGTCAGCTTCACCAACAACATAGGCGGTGCGGCCATCACCACAACCACGGCAGGCTCTGGCACTTTCTCTCTGGAGGTTAATCAGGGCATTACCGCCGCTGTGTTGAACCAGAACTTCCAAGTCACGGTCCTCACCGCCAACACCTACACCATTACCACTTCTGTCGCTGCCACTGCATACGATACTGGAGGGGGTGGTACTAGCGTCAACGCCACGTATGAAATCCCGGTTGGCAACGCAACGCCGACACCGCTAACTGGCTGGGGCGCGGGGGCATGGGGATCGGGTGCGTGGGGCATTGGAACATCCAGCACGCAAGGCGCTCGCCTTTGGTATCAGAGTAACTTTGGTGAAGACCTGATCTATGGCTACCGAGGCGGCGAGCTTTATTACTGGAACGCCCTGCTTGGAATTCTTGCGCAGGCATTTACAGTAACCATCGCATCCCCGGGGGTGGTGACATATCTGGGCTCCCCACTACTGGATAACACGGCGGTTGTCTTGGAGACAACTGGGGCGCTACCTACCGGGCTCACTGCCGGTACTGTCTACTACGTGGTGAACTCCACGGGCACGACATTCAATCTGGCGGCCACTTCTGGTGGGGCCGCAATTACCACTACCGGGACGCAGTCTGGAACGCACACTATTTCTGTGCGCGGCATACCGCTTACCAGTCTGTCCGGCGCATCGGATGTGCCGACAGTGGTGAACAACATGATTGTCTCGGATGTCAGTCGGTTTGTGATTGCCTTTGGGTGCAACGCTATCGGTGAGACAGAAATTGACCCCATGCTGATCCGCTGGTCGGATCAAGAATCGGCAGTCAACTGGACCCCTGCGGCCAACAACCAAGCGGGCGGTGTGCGCCTGTCGCACGGCTCTGAGATTCGCACCTATGTGCAAAGCCGTCAGGAGATCGCAGTCTTTACGGACTCGGCAATTTACTCGCTTCAATATCTTGGCCCTCCGTATGTTTGGGGTGTCCAGCTTCTTGGCGACAACATCTCCATGGCGGGGGTCAATGCGGTTACCACAGCCTCCAGCGTCTTGTACTGGATGGGTGTGGACAAGTTCTACAAGTACGACGGTCGCCTTCAGACCCTGCGCTGTGACCTGCGGCAGTATGTCTTTGGCGACATCAACCTTGCGCAGCAGGATCAGTTCTTTGCTGGAACCAACGAAGGCTTTAATGAGGTCTGGTGGTTCTACTGCTCTGCGGATTCGACCACTGTCGATAAGTATGTCGTCTACAACTATGCCGAAGATATTTGGTATTACGGCGACATGGCGCGGACAGCTTGGATCGACTCTGGTTTAAATGAGCACCCACTGGCTGCCACGTACAGTGAGAACCTTGTGTTCCATGAGCTTGGGGTGGACGACAACGTGACCGGGACCCCGGCAGCTATCGACTCCTATATCACCTCTGCCGAGTTTGATATTGGTGACGGGCACAACTTCGGTTTCGTCTGGCGCTTGCTGCCAGACATGACGTTCCGGGGGTCCTCCGCTGCCAACCCGCAGGTGACCATGACGCTCCTGCCCTTGCAGAACTCCGGCTCTGGCTACAACGTCCCGCCTTCTGTTGGCGGAACGGACAACGCTTCAGTGGTTCGCTCTGCGGTGGTTCCTGTTGAGCAGTACACCGGGCAAGTGCTGATCCGGGTGCGCGGACGGCAGATGTCCATCAAAGTTCAGGGTAACCAAGTCGGGCTTCAGTGGCAGCTTGGCGCTCCCCGTATCGACATCAAACCTGATGGTCGGCGCTGATCTATGACTCTTATTGTTACCTCAGAGTTTGAACTCAACAGGGTTGTTGCGCCCCGTCTACCGAACGCGCCGGAGTTGTATGAGAAGCGCTACCACGATCAGTTTGCAGACATTCTGCGGCTGTACTTCAACCGGCTGGACAACATTCTGGGGCAACTCACAGCGGCTATGGAAACCATTCCTGTCTCAATCGGCGGCACCAACATAGATGCCTTCGGGCGGCTGCGGGTCAGCAACCCTCTGACTCTGTTTGACTCCTCCCACCGCTACGCGGACAACAACCTGTGGGTCAACAGCATCACCGGCACCGCAGCAGCCACGTTCAGCGCGGATGAAGGCTTGATCAACCTGACTGTTGGCTCTGCCAGCGGCGATCAGATCATCCGCGAGACCATCAAAGTCTTTGCCTACCAGCCGGGCAAGAGCCTGTTGGTAATGAGCACCTTTGTGTTTGGTACGGCCAAGGCGAACCTGCGTCAGCGTGTCGGCTACTACGGCGCTGCCAACGGCATCTACTTCGAGCGTGACGGGACGACCAACTATATGGTCGAGCGCAGCAGTGTGACGGGGTCCGTGGTCAACACCCGGGTGGCTCAGGCTGACTGGAACCAAGACCCGATGGATGGCACCGGCCCGTCAGGGCTGACGCTGGATTCCTCCAAGGCGCAGATTCTGTACATGGACGTTGAGTGGCTGGGCCTTGGCACGGTCCGCACGGGCTTCATCATCAACGGGGCTTTTGTCCCGGTGCATAACTTCGACCACGCCAACCTCGTCACCACCACATACATCACGACCGCCTCCCTGCCCCTTCGGTATGAGATGACCAACACGGCGGCCACCACCGGGACCAGCACGCTCAAACAGGTCTGCTCGACGGTAATCTCTGAGGGCGGGTATGAACTGCGTGGGGCGCAGCTATCCGCCGGAACTCCCATCACAACCCCGAAAACGCTGACCACTGCCGGGACGGTTTACCCAGTTGTTTCGTTCCGCCTAAAATCAACGCGGCTGGACGGTATCGCCATCCTGACGGCCATATCAATCTTAGGTGTTACCAACAACGCAAACTATCAATGGTCTGTAGTTGTAAACGGCACCACGACCGGCGGCACTTGGGTAAGCGCGGGGACAAACTCTTCGGTTGAATACAACATCACCGGCACGGCGTTTTCCTCTACTGGGGGGCGCATCTTGGCGACGGGCTATTTCCAAGGCTCCAACCAAGGGGCTACCAGCGTTGACATTTTGAAAGCCGCGCTGTTTACCACCCAGTTAGAACGCAACCCTTTCACCCCGACTGCTTATGAGATCACGCTGGCCTGTACAGCGGCATCCAACGGGGATCAGGTGCTTGGCTCTCTGGATTGGGAAGAGATCAGCCGCTAATTGCCTCTGAAGTTACCCCATGATACTATCCACTAACCCTTCTTCCGTGAGGCCACAATGAGCCTAGCCCTTGCCGCT